ATATGCCGGGATTTTAAAAAATATTATTTATGAAAATAATATTTTTAATCAGTAATTATTGAATAATTTATAAAAATCTTAAAAAATTAATTTTCTAAATCTCGGCATATACCTGGTGTTAATCTAAACCATTACCTCTTGGGCATAATGCATATTTGTGTTTTTTTAATTCAATAAAATAATCTTCTTTATTTTTTTGTTGATTCCATTCTAGTGTATCTTTTAATGAATCATAACAATCTTTTCTTGATGAATTAGTATCTAATGAAAAAAAGAAATATATATTTTTTGTTTTTTTTATATGCTTTGATTTTCTAATATGATGAAATATACTAGGATCACACCATTGTCTATTTTCAATTCCAATTGGTAATGAAATTAGATTTTTATATTGAAACAAACAATTTTGTGATAATTGTTTATTTACTTTATTTAAATATTTTATATATTGTTCATTTATTTCATCATCAGAATTATGTGATACTATTATTTTATTGTTAATATCCTTATCAAATTTATTATAAAAATAGTGTAGTTGGTCACTTTTTACAAAAATACTATTATATTGATCTAAATTATCTAATTTATCTATATTTTCTATTTTTTTAGAAAATAAATGATTATTTGGATTAGAATAAAGTGTTTCATCTGTAAATAATACAACATCACATAAATATTGAATGTTTTCACCACATATTATTTCTTCATCTGGTATTATTGAATTTGATGATATAAAATCATATATATTATGTGATGGATCTAATTTTATATAATTAATTTTTGTATTATTATAATAGGGTATTCTATAATTATTTTCATCATATATCCAAGTTATATCTTCTAAATTAAAATTTAGATTTGTGAAATCATTCGTAATAACAATATTATCTAAATTTGTATATACCATAATGTTATTATCAATTATAAAATTTATTATTTTATCAGATTCATTAAATAATAAATATTGATCTTTTATCATCTATTAAAATAATATAAATATTTATATAAATATATACGAATTTAATACGGATACTATTTCTATATTTTATCTTTATAATAAATATGGGAAATTTTTGTGATAAAGAATACATAAAACTTCTTTATCTAGAGAATGATGATGCAATTATTGAATGTAAACTTATATTATATAAAATATATTATGTTAAAAATAAATTATTTTGTTCTAATGTTATAAAAAAATATATTTTAAATTATTTCCATGGAGAATTTGATAATCTAATATTAAAAATAAATACAGAATATAATAAAAATGATGTATTATTAAATATAAAAGATTTTATTAAAAATAAAATACATATACATAACTATTATCCATTCAAAGATAAAAATCATGAATATATTAAAAATTATGTAAAACTAATTGATGAAATTGCACATGAAGAAAAAGTAGATACTGATTTATTTCCATTTTATAAAAATATTGTTTATGAAAAAAATAATATAGTATCTGTAAATATTAACTATTGCCATGAAACTAGAAAAATACGTCTAAAAATAGATAAATACAATAGTATGTTAATAAATTATATATCAGAATTAAAGAATGATGCCATAGAAAGGGGAATATATGAAAAAATAATATCATAAAAAATTGATAAGTAATAAATTATAAATTAAGATTATTCTTATAAAAGTAACAATGATTTTAAAACAGTTTTCTGATGTTGCACTTCCAATCAAAAAAATATGGTCAAATAATGATTTTAAAAATCTGTCACTACAAAGTAAAATGAATGTACTTATTGAAAATAAAAAATTAATATATGAATTTGATGAAGAAATTGAAAATATATTTATGTATGCTATTCGGTATTATGATAATTTAAATAATTTTATAGTATTTGGATTGTCTAAAAAAGATGCATATAAATACTATGAAACATGTCTTAAAGATGATTATATTATATATGGGATTAAACAAATTGAGTTAGATACTCAATTAATACCTAAAATAATGTATCAACTTCTATTTACTAGAATTGAAATTAAATACAAAAATGATCTATATCATGAACTAGAAGAAAGCTATCCTTTTTTGTATGATACATACAAAAAAGAATCTGGTAAAAAAGGAAGCAAGAAAAAGATTGATGTTTCAATTTTTATTGTTTGTAAGAGATCTCTTAAAAAGAAAACCGTTCCAAATGATGTGTCTGAAAAAGATTATGTTGTTTATTTTCCAAATACAAAAGAAGAAAAATGGATATGTACTTCACTATTTTTATGCACTAGTTCTTTAAAATTTATTGAAAAACAGAATTTTGACTACTTTTTAACAAAAGAAAATGAAAATTCAAAGAAAATGTTTCTTGGATATAGAGAATGGTTAATGAAAAATATTGATCAGAAATCTCAATTCCAGTTTTTATTATTTAGTTCTATTGTACTATATTTAATTGGTCATCGACAAATGAATGATATAGATTTATATGTACATAAAATTTCAAAAGATATTGAAGAAAAATTAGAAGAATTTAAAACAGATGAATTTAATTATATTGAGTTTAAGGTTAAAAATACTGATAACTGGCCAAGATATTGGGATACGTGGTTAGATGAATGGGCACAAAAATGTGGTGCTAAATATTTTGAAGAAGTATTAGGAAATCCGAAATATCATTTCTATTTTTTAGGAGTTAAAATTATTTCTTTAGAATGTGATATTGTTAGGCGCGTTCATCGTAATCGTCCACGTGCTATTGCTGATTTAATATCTTTTCGTAAAAGATATTCTTACAATATTGATATTCCATCTATTCCTTTAAAATATAACAAATTTATTGGAATTGAAGGAAAAACAAGAGAAGAAATTAATGAATTATTACGAGAAAATCCAAATAGTGTACTAAATACATTAAATAAAGAAATTATTGTTGAATGTGATACAGATATATCACGATTTATTAATACTATTATTTATGCATTAGATACTAGATATAGGATGACTTTTACTTCAGAAGAAATTAGAAGAGAATTGCAGATGGATTCTATAATTAAACGACCTGACATAAATATTGAAAAAAAGAAAGTCGTTAAAATTAAAATTAAAAAATAAGTATTTTAATTTTATTTTTTTTATAAAATTAATATTTGTTATATTATATGAAATCAAACTATATTTTTATTATTAGTATTTTAATATTATTACTAATATTTGTATTAATTGCTTATAACTATGCCGATCAATTTGGATTTATGAAACCATCAATGACAGTTAATGAATATTTTAGAGGTGGCGGTGGAGGTGGCCATGGTGGTGGGTTTGGAGGTGCTAGCTTAGGAGGAGGAAGAATAGGAGGAGGTGGTCATTTAGGTGGTGGAACTGCTTATCAAGGAAGTGGTAAATGGGGACAAGGCACAGGATATGCAAATGTTGGTGGAAGAGGAGGGCAAGGCTATGCTCATGGCGGACACGGTAAAGGACACGGAGAACACGGCCGAGGATACAGACGTAATTATAATAATGGAGATGGATATGGTTACTACAATGGTCAAAATAATTGGTTATGGGGCGCTGGTGGTTTAGGTCTTGGATTAGGCGCAGATTTATATGATGATGCAGGAGATTATGTAAATGAATATAATTATCCTGTAATAAATAACTATTATAATACTACTCCAGAACCACAACAATAAAAAGTGAAAACTTATTAATCTTTTTTCTGAAAAAAAATGATTTATAAATATATTATAAGAATAACTATTTATAATATATAGAAATGAATAATAATAATAACAACGATATCTATAATAACGATAATTACTATGTTAAATCTAATGTTGAACCACATGAGTATGAAATGCATAAATATGCATATGATTTACATGTTGTAAATGTTCCAAAAATTGTGCATTATGATAAAAATAATAAAGTTTTAGTCATGGAAAAAATAGTTGGTGATAATTTATCGAATATTTTTGGTGAAGAATCGCATTGTATCAGTGATGATTTATATGAAGAAGTTCGTTATATTTTAAAAACATTACTACAATATGATATTGAATATATTGATATTACTGGATATAACTTTATTTTAGATAATAATCAAAATATATGGATTATTGATTTTGAGCATTCAAAAAAAAGACCAAAAATTAATAGCTTTTTGGAATCTTTTTGTAATGGTTTAAATGAATGGAATCCTGATTTTAGGTAAAATATTTTTTTCATTTTCACTATCATTTTATATTTTTTATAATAATATTTTGTTTATTTAATTTCTTAAAATCAAATAAACGCAAAAAATTTCTTTTAAAATGTTTTGTATTGAATTTTCATTTTCGTATAATGTTTTACAATATTCTTGATATCCACATATTTCTAATTTTTTTTTATCAGAAATATTACACCGAACACTTATTTTTGTACAATCTAATATATTTGGACATATAAGCATTCTAGTACTTTCAAATGGAAGAATAACTTCTATTAAATCAAAGTTATTTGGTTCATTAGCTATTATTTGAACTTCTTTAAGGAGTGTATCATTCATAATTGCTTCATACATCTCAAATGCGAATAGACTGTTTCTAAAAAAATCTCTTCTGTCAGATAAACTTTGTTTGCTATATCCGCTGTCCATCTTTATTTTACTTCATATAGTAAAAGATATATTTAATATATATATTATAATATTTAAAGCAATTATTTATCATTTTTTATTTTGTAAATAATAGTCTATAATATTTTTAATATCAAAATATTCTTTATATTTTTGATGAATGTGATTTGATTTATGTTTTAGTTTATTTAAACTCTTAAATACACCATATGAAAACCCAACAATTAAAAACTCATTTAAAAAATACAAGGGTTTTGTATTAGAAAAATTTTTAAATAATTTTTTAACGATAAAATTTGAATATTTATATAGTAAAAAGTAAATAAAATATGCTAGTACAATCTCACCAACAACTTCTAATCCTAATATATAATCTGGAGTTGTATCATCATATATTGGAAATAAACTATCAATTATTCTAGATAATATATATCCATATAAAATATAAATAAATAAAAGAAGAATAGCTAAAATATAAGAAATATAATATTCCATATATAAATAATATATTTTTATTTAATTTTTATTAAAAATATATATTATATAATATATATATATGAGCTCGTTTAAAAAGGGAAACGTTGTTAGATGGACTGGTACAGAAGGTGTAAGAATGGGTCGTAAATTAAAAGGTGTCGTTGAAGATAACAATGGATCTAATAAAGTAAAAGTTAGTTCTTATAATAAAAATAATAATGGAAATAATATTTTTAATAAAAATTTTAAAAATACTCATCCTTATTTAGAAATTACTAGAGAAAAATTAGTTAAAAATGAAAATAAATTATCATATGAAGATAAACTAGAAGAAATTTTAGCTAAAATAGCACGCAATAAAATTCCTCTAAATTCAGTTGGAAGTATAAATAATATTAAATATAAGCCTATGTTATTACAAACTAGAAATAATTTAGGTGATCTTTATAACACATTAGAAAAAAATAGTAATGTAGATGAAAAAAATAAATACAAATATAAACAACTTATTTTAGAAAAATTAATATGGACAAATAGAACTCTCGAACTTATGTAGTAGATTCATGTCTTAATCTATTATGTAACATAGTAAAAAACAAAAAATAAACGCGTATTCTCTAAAATTTTCTTTTCAATTAATAGTATAGAATGAAAATTCAATCTATATTATTTTTTATACCAACTATATTTTCATTATATTTTTATCAACCAAAAATAATTTATAAGAAAATATATAGTTCAGCATTATCATGGAATTCTTTCTCTGATTCAGATGAAAATAATAAAGCAATAAATAAAATTCAGTATTTTGAAAATTATAATCATTTAGATGCAGATAATTTAGCACGAATAGAAAAAATGTTTTATTTAAAAAATAGTAGATATTCTCCATTTCGTAATTTCAAATATATGAATTATTCCAATGAACCTAATCAAACTTATAAATATATAAATGTTACTAAAATTTTACAAGAAATACAGAATTTACATGCAGGAAATGAAATAAATCCAATAGATGATGATGAAGATCATGATGAACAAAAAAATAATCTTCCAAAAAATGGTTTTATTGATCCATTTGGAATTTTCAGATATCATAAAGAATCTGAAAAAAGATGGGATAGGAAACCTGACAGTGGATATGATCCACGATCAGGACAACGATCCGGATCAAATGATGAATTTTCAAATGATAACCAGTTTGAAGTAGTCAAAAATCCCGAATATAATTTTACACATGTTGGTGGATATGATAAAATAAAATCAGAACTAATGCAAACATCTGATATACTTTGCAATTTTGAAAAATATGAAAAATATAATGTTCGAACACCAAAAGGAATAATATTTGAAGGGCCTCCTGGTAATGGGAAAACTTTAATGGCAAAAGGATTTAGTGGTGAAATAAATGCATCTTTTATACCTGTTTCTGGTAGTGAGTTTTCTGAAAAATTTGTAGGTGTTGGTGCAAGTAGAGTTCGTGATTTATTCAAATTAGCATCTAATAACAAACCATGTATTATTTTTATTGATGAAATTGATGCAGTTGCACGTAAAAGAGGAAATGATGCAGTTAGTTCTAATTCTGAAAAAGATCAAACTTTAAATCAATTATTGATAAATTTAGATGGTTATAAAAACTCTGATGGTATTTTTTTAATTGGTGCGACAAATCGGATTGATTTATTAGATCCTGCACTAATTCGTCCTGGAAGAATTGATAAACATATATATATTGGTAATCCTGATAGCAGTACAAGAGAAGAAATAATTAAAATACACAGTAAAGGAAAACCGATGGAGTCTTTAATAAATATTGGATATATTGTTGATATGACAAGTGGAATGTCGGGAGCACAAATAGAAAATTTATTAAATGAATCTATGTTAAAGGCATTACGAGAAAACAGAGAAGAAATTACATTAGATGATTTAGAATTTATAACAAATAGGATTATTGCAGGATGGCAAGCTACTGAAAGTAAATTTAGTGATGATATGATTAATAGAATTATTATACATGAAATGGGTCATGCAATTATTGGATTTTTTTCACCTGAACATTCTAAATTACTAAAAGTTACACTAAATTTATGGTCTCCTAAAACGCCAGGGTATACAGTTTTTGACAGTAGTGATCAAAACATGAATATTTATACTAAAAATGGATTAATTCAACATTTAATGGTTTTATTAGGTGGAAGGATAGCAGAGGAAGTATTTTATGGATACTCAGTTACTACAGGTGCCAAGAAAGATTTAGAAGAAGCATTTAGATTAGCTCAAAACATGATTATACATTATGGAATGGGTCGACAAAATATATATCCAGATTTAAGTGATAAGTCAAAATATTTAATTGATCAAGAAATTAATTCTATTTTAATTCAGGCAAATGCTAATGCACTTCAAATTATTAAAAATACAAAGGATATTATGGCAGATTGTGCAATTATTCTTAAAAAAAATAATGTTTTGAAACCTTCTGATATTATTGATGTTATAAACAAAAGTTATTCTGAAATATGGGATATATATAATGTTCCTCGGAAATAAGGGAAGCAGGGAAGCAGGAAACCAAGGTTTACCTGCAACCCCTCCTTTATTTTTATGGTACTTTTTATTTTCATTATCTACATAACTCTAGGTTCCCCTGCAACCCCTCCTTTATTTTTATGGTACTTTTTATTTTCATTATCTACATGACTCTAGGTTTCCTTTTTTTTATAGAGTTTATTTTTAATAGGTAAAAACCTATATAAATAAATAACTATTTAATATATAATGGATCAAGACATTATATATTATACTAATATTGATCTACATTGGAAAAATATATATAAATGGTGGAATAAAATTACATTAAAAAAAAATATATTTCCATCAAAATTTAAATTAGTTGGAGAAAATGAAAAAATAAGTTTTAATATAAAATTTTTATATATTATAAAAATTATTTTTAATATTGATGATATTACAAAAGTTGATAAAATTATTATAAAAAATGATAATTATCAAAAACTATATTCTAATATTATTGAAAATAAAAAATTATTTTTAAGTTTAATTGAAGGAAATAATGATATTAAAAATATTTTTCAATATATTATGACTTTTCATCAATATTTCCCCTTAATTAAAAAAAAATTAATTGATATATTAAACCCTATCTTTAAAGATGAAAATTTTTCAAAATTATTTAAAAATGATGACGATTTAACACGAGTTCTTGCTCCAATTGCAGGAACTATATTTTATTTATATTTAACATACAAAGATATTTATAAATTATTTGATATAATTTTATTATTAGATGGAACATATATTAGATTTTTTATTATTAGTTACTTAATTGTTGATGAATATATGGATTCTAAAAATATTGATGAAACAGAAAAAAAGATATTTTTGAAATGGTTTATGAATATTGTTGAAAATCCATCCAATGATATATCTTTATCTGAAAAAGAAGCAGGAATATGGCAATGTATAACATTCAAAAAATATTTTTTAGAATTTCATAAGAAATATCCATCTAATGAATATAGAATAATATATAAATATGTTAAATTCATGATCAGTACATTACATAAATCAAATAGTATTCAACAAATGAAAACTGTAGAAGAATATTCTATATTGGAAGAAACTTTTAAAAAATCATATGTAGTTTCATTTTTTATGGCATTATTAATAAATATTCAATTAAAAATAGATTTAAATAGCATTAATAAAAAAAATATGTATAATTTATGCAAATTATTATTTTTAGTACAATTATATGATGATTTTTTTGATATAGATAAAGATGTACTTGAAGAAAATTATACTTATTTTCAAAGTGATAATATAAAACTAGATTTTAATGATAGAGTTATAAAATTAATTCGATCATCATTTATTTTAATAAAAGATTTAAATTTAAATTTGAATGGAGATTATCATAATAAAAGAATAAAAGACATAATTTATTATGTTATGAAAAATGTTATTTTATTAGTATTTTATGTTCATAAAAATAAATTAAATACTAATTTAATAAAATATTTTTCGAATTATTCATTTTTTTCAGAAAAAAGTATATCTTTATTTGATAAAAATTCATATAATCAATATGAAAATAATATTTTAGTTAATTTATTCAGACTATTATTTTAATTTATCGGGTAACAAAAAAGTTTTGATTTACATCTTCGTCATATACATCTTCATTATTTATTTTCATTTGTTGCACAGGTTGGCGAGTTTGTTGCATAGGCTGACGTGTTCTTTGCATAGGTTGTTGTGTTTGTTGCATAGTTTGTTGAGCTGGAAGATTAGCAGATGAACTTACTGCATATGCATTATCTAATAATAATACACCAATATCTTGTAATCGTTTTCTAATAATTGTTCTGAATAAGTTTTCAGCTTTTAACATATCAAAACTATTAATTGGTATTAAAACAGTTACTGTTGTACCATATGAACTTAAATCAGTAACAAGAATATTAAGATTTTTACTATCTTGTACAAATTGATTATTTTGTAATGAATCTTTTATTGCTGTAAAAATAGTTTCAAGTGGAACAGTATTATTATTTGAAATAGTAAATGGTATAGTTGAAGTTCTTTTATTTTCTTTAGTATAATTTTTAAATACACTATTTTGTATAATATCATTTGGAATAATTATTCTTACACTTGTTCCTTTTTCACTTAAAGTTGTTCGTAATAAATCGAAATCAGTAATTGTTCCAATTGTTCCATTTACTTCTACTATATCTTTTATGTTAAATAATTCTGTAAATGTAATTGAAAATCCAGCAGCTACATTTTTAAGTAAACCTTGTAATGCTAAAGCAGTTGCAATACCTAAAGTTGCAAAAATAGTTAATAAACTATTTACTTCAAATCCTAAATTACAAATAGCAATAAAAAATCCTATAATTAATATTAAATAATAAGATAAATTAGCAATATTGTAATATATTAAGCTTTTAGCTTCATCTTTGTATTTGCGAATAATAGCATTATAGTAATAATTTGATATGTAATATGCAATAATTACTATAATTACTGATACTGCAAAATTAGGCAAGTGTTTTAAAACAACTGATTTAAGATTTTGAATGAGCTCGGAATTTTTCATATATTATTAAATAATATATTTTTTTATAAAATAAACAAAAATTGATTTTAATATTAAATAATATAAATTATATATCATATATATTACTAAAATGAAAACATTATTAATAGTAGAATCCCCCGCAAAAGCAAAAACGATTGAAAAGCTATTAGGCCCAGGATATATTGTAAAATCATCTTTTGGACATATCCGTGATTTGGATAAAAAAAATCTAGGAATTGATATTCAAAATGGATTTAAACCAACTTATAAAATACTTTCTACTCGTTCAAAACAAATTAAAGATATTCAAGATACTATTAAATTAGTTGATCGTGTTTTTTTAGCAGCAGATGATGATCGTGAAGGAGAAGCTATTGCATGGCATTGTGCAATTGTATTTAAATTAAAAACAGATGATTATAATAGAATATGTTTTCATGAAATTACAAAAACAGCATTAGAAACTGCAGTGTCTAATCCACGAAAAATAAATATGTCTTTGGTTAATAGTCAACAAGCTCGTCGGATTTTAGATAGAATTGTTGGTTTTCAATTATCTCCATTATTATGGAAATATATTGCGCCTAAATTATCGGCTGGAAGAGTACAATCTGTTGCATTAAAATTAGTTGTGGATTTGGAAAAAACAATTGATAATTTTACGGATTTAAAATACTATAAAACAATAGGATTATTTGAAAAGAAAGTTAGTACTTTATTAAATCATTCATTTGAAACAGAAAAAGATGTTCAATCTTTTTTAGAACATTGTAAAACTGCAGTAATGACTGTTAGTGGACTTGATAAAAAGAATGTTGAAAAACGGCCACCGGCTCCTTATGTAACAAGTAGTATTCAACAAGATGTTGGAAATAGATACTGTATTCCATCAAAGAAAATTATGTCTATTTTGCAAAATTTATATGAATCAGGATATATTACATATCATAGAACAGATAATACTAATTTATCAGGACAAGTTCAAGATGAGATTAAAAAATATGTTGTTGAAAATTTTGGAAAAAATTATTTACATTCGCGTATTTATAAATCAACTATTAAATGTGCACAAGAAGCACACGAAGCAATTAGACCAACAAATATATTACAAAAAGAATTGCCTGAAACTTTTGATGAAACTGAAAAAAAAATATATAGTTTAATTTGGAAAAGAACAGTTGCATCACAAATGAGTGCATCTGTAAGTGAGGTTTATACTTTAAGTATTTCTATTGAGGGAAGAAAAGAATTATTTATTGGTACATCTGAGAAAATTATTTTTGATGGATATCGTAAAGTTTATGAAGATTTAGTTGTTAAAGATAAAGGAGATGATGGCGATGAAGAAGAGTTTAGTAGAACAAAGGATCAATCATTTCAGCATTTAAAAATTGGAGATACTATTCAATATAGTAAAATAATATGTACCGAAAAATATAAAACTGCTGCTGGAAGATATAATGAATCATCTCTTATTAAAAAAATGGAAAAGATTGGAATTGGGCGTCCATCAACTTATTCTAATATTATTGAAACTATATTAGAAAGAAAATATGTTGAAAAAAAAGATATTAAAGGTAAAAGTATAGATGTTTATATTTTTACACTTGATAAAAAAAACATTGAAAGTAAAAAAGAGGTTACTATAATTGGTGCTGAAAAAAAGAAAATTGTTCCAACTGATTTAGGAAAAGTAACTGGAACATTTTTAGAATCTAATTTTGAAAACTTATTAGACTATAATTTTACAAGTTATATGGAAGGAAAACTAGATGAAATTGCAAACAGTGGTGTTGAATGGTCTGCTGTTATTAATGATTTTTATGGAACGTTTGAACCTAATATTATGAGATTAAATAAAGACGAAGAAAAACAACAATATAAGAAAAATGAAAATGACAAAAAAAGATTACTAGGGAAAAAAGGAGATTTAAATGTTTATGCATATGTAGGAAAATACGGACCTGTTGTTCAAATTGGAGAAAGTCCTAGTGCAAAATATATTAAATTGGAAGAAGGATATTCAGTTGATACAATTAATTTAGATAATGTAGAAGAAATAATTAAATATCCGAAGAATTTAGGAATATATGAAGGTCATGAAATTACTTTAAATAATGGAAGATATGGTTTCTATTTACAACATGATAAAAAGAATTATAAATTACTAGAAGGATTTACAGAAGATCTTGATTTTGAAAGTGCGGTTAAATGCATTATAGGAAAAGAATCGGGGTCAAATGGTGGATTCAAGATTGATAAATATAATATTAAAAATGGACCTTATGGATATTATATTGATTATAATAAGAAATTTTATAAGATTCCAAATCAGTATTTAGAAAATATAAAGGAAATTAAAAAAGAAGATTGTGAGAAAATTATAGCAACACCAAAAAAATCATATAAAAAGAAATAAGAAATATTTTTATTTTATTATTATTTATTTTTAAATTGTATTTAATTTTTTATATTATCTATAAATATATAAAAATGGGCGCTATGTTCAGTTCTGATAGTGAAAGAAAAGTTAAAAGCAAAAAATCAAAGAAATCGGTTATGGGTAAAATGTCCAACATGGTCAAAACAATGGATGTTACATCTATGATGAAATCAAAAAAATCAGTCTCTAAGAAACCGGTCGTTAAGAAACCGGTCGTTAAGAAACCAGTTGCTAAGAAACCAGTTGCTAAGAAACCAGTCGTTATGAAGAAAAAAATGGTTGTTATGAAGAAAAAGATGGTTATTAAGAAACCAGTTTTAATAAAGAAAAAGAAAGTTGTTGCTAAGAAACCAGTCAAAAAAACATCTAAAAAATAAAATAAATAAAAACAATTAAAAATTTAATAATTTATCTGAAATTTGATTCGTTATATTCAAAGGAAAACTTAGATTATCAATATAATAATCTATTTTCATATCATTATTATTTTTCATTAATTTTAATAAATTTATTTTCATAAATAATTCTTCAATATGTTTTTTTATTGATCTAACTCCCTCTTCTTTAATTATATTATCTTTCAAATTTATTTTATTAATAATATATTTTATAACATCAATATTTATTTTAATATCATTTTTATCAAAACCAATATTCTTTAATATATCAGGTATAATAAAATCTTTTACAATATGTATTTTTTCATCTAATGTATAACCTTTAAATTTAACAATTGTTAATCTATCCTTTAAAATTGGATTAATTAATTCAATATCATTAAAAGAGAAGAAAAAAATAGTCTTGGATAAATCAATATCAATGCCCGAAAAATATTTATCATGAAAAACACTATTTTGAGAAGGATCAGTTAAATGTGTTAATAAACCAATAATTTCATTTCCTTTTGCTGTATCACTTATTTTATCAAGTTCATCAAAAAATATTACTGGATTCATTACTTTTGATTCCATTAACATTTCAACTATTCTTCCCCAATTTGCACCTTCGTATGTATAAGAATGACCTTCCATATTAGAAATATCTGTTTCACCACCTAGTGCATAAAATGAAAATGGTCGACTAAGTGCTTTACTAACTCCATTTCTGATTAAACTTGTTTTTCCAACTCCTGGTGCTCCTTCTAATGCAATAACTTGTCCTAATGATTTAGGATTAGTAATCCATTGTGCTAATATTTGCATTATTTTATTTTTGGCATCATTTTGTCCATAAATTGTTTTTTTTAAAATATCGTATGAATTATTCAAAAAAGACTGAATTTTTTCATCCCCATCTTTTAAATTAACTGGCATTTTAACATAATTATCAAAAGGTATTAATGATAATCCATTTAACCATTTTGATAATTTATTATATTCATTATCTGTTTTATCCATTGTTTCATACATATCTATTTTTTGTAATATAAGAGATTTCATTGATATTGGTAAATTACTGTATACAATTCTATATCTTAATGGAATATCTGTTTGAAAATAATTATAAATTTCATATTCTTTTTGTAGAATATTAATTTGGACATCTTTTTTTTGACGTTTAAAATATGAATCATTTTTTGATCTTTCTCTTATTTGCTGATAATAAATATCTCCTTCACTATTTCGTCTTTTTCGAGGCTCATTTAAAATATGATTTGAAAAATTATAAACTGTTTCTTTTTTTTTTTTTTCTTCTTTTTCTTTATTACTATCTTCTGTATTATATTCACTTTCTGTATCACTATTTTTTTTTTTTTTATTGTTATTTTTATTTTTTTTTTTTATTTTTT